AGGTTCTTTTCCTTGCGTAAATTTCTCGTTTTTGGGTCGAATCGGCCTGACATTGGAGGTGATTTTGATGGGGAGACAGAGAAAAATCATATCGTTGAAGGAAGGAAACATCAAAAGAGCCGACCGAGAGCGCCGAGAGTATGAAGAATCGCTGATTAAGTCGGATGGTGTTGACCTGGAGAACATTCCGGCCACCGAATTCGTCAATGAAACGGCAAGAAGGGAATATGACAGGATCCTGCATCGGCTCCGTGAAGAAGTCGGTGTGGTGGGAAATCTTAACAAGTCCGACCTGCTGACATATGCAAATGGTTATGGCAAGTATATGGACTGCGTGAAGCAGTACCGTAAGAGGGACTTCCAGCTGGTGATTGAGACGAAGAGCGGCCCGAAGGCTAACCCGGTGCTGCGGATGATGGATGAGGCCCAAAGGTGCATGGGAGAGGCTGCAAGGCGATTGGGAATGACTGTTGACGGCCAGCTTAAGACGGCAAAAGCAAAGGCTGACAAGGAAGAGGCAGAGATGGAGAAGGTGTTCGGCGCTATATGACGAACAAGGAAGAGATTCTGCAGTATTGCCGTGACTGCATAAATGATGTGATTCCGTCAGGCCAGAAACACAAATGGGCCTGTCAGAGGTACATAAATGACCTGGAACGCATCGGAACGACGGATTTTCCGTATATATGGGATGAACAAAGGGCTGATCGGATAGTTAAATGGTTTGCCATGCTGAAGCACAGCAAGGGCACACTGGCCGGTACGCCGATTGAGCTGACAGCCTGGCAGAAGTTTCGAGAGTGCCAAATATACGGCTGGATACACCGCGAGACGGGGCTGAGACGGTTCAGGAAAGCCTTCACGGAATGCGGAAGGAAGAACTCCAAGAGCCAGTTAGAGAGCGGTGAGGCGCTGTATGAGCTGTCAGTGACTGCCGTCAAGAACGGCGAGGTGAATGAAGTATATACAGCGGGCACCAAACGCGACCAGTCCAAGATAGTGTTCAATGAATGTGATCTGATGACGCGGGGAACGATTCTTCGGTCCAAGTTCCGGTTCAAGCGTGACCAGATAGAACATATTAAGACCGGCTCATTCATGAAGCCACTGTCGAAGGAAGACGGAAAGTCAGGTGATGGGACCAACCCCGCGTGCTTAATTCTCGATGAGTACCATCAGATGCCTACGACAGACTTTTATGATTTGGCTTTAGGGTCTAACACAAAGGAACCGCTCCTCTCCATCATTACGACAGCCGGCAGGGACCTTACATACCCCTGCTTCACTCAGGAATACGACTACTGCAGCAAGATTCTGGACCCGAACGTGGATGTGAACAACGACGAATACTTTGTTGATATCTGTGAGGCGGATCCGGGTGATGATATCGGCTCGATAGACACCTGGAAGAAGGCAAACCCCATCCGGGCGTATTACCCGGAAGGCCTCCAGAAGATTCAGGAAGATTACGATGTGGCCAAAGAGATTCCTGAGAAGATGATCGCCTTCATGACGAAGATGCTCAACATCTGGGTGCAGGCCAAGAACAACGGCTACATGGACATGGCCAAATGGAAGGCCTGCGAGGTGAAGGAGCTGCCGATTGACTTGAGGAAGAGGCCGGTGTATGTCGGCTTCGATATGTCAGCCAAGACGGACCTTACTTCTGTAGCATTCGTGGTGCCGTACCAGTCGACGGAGCTGACGGAGCAGGGCAAGTTCGTGGTGAAGTATTGCGTATGGACGCATTCATTCATACCGACAGCTGACAAGCTCCGTGAGCACATCATCAAAGATAAGATGCCATATGATGCATGGGAGCGGCTCGGATACCTGACGCTGACGAACACTCCCATTGTGGACCAGTCAGCGGTTATGAAGTACGTTCTGGATGAATGCAAGCGCCTGGAGCTCGACATCCAGTGCCTGTGCTTCGATCCTGCCAACGCGAGCAAGATCATGATGGACCTGTCCGATGAAGGCTATGTGGTCGAGGAAGTTTTCCAGAGCCACCGGAGCCTGAACGAAGCCACGCAGGGATTCCGTGAGCAGGTATTCAGCGGGAACATCGCCTACACCCACAACCCACTGCTTAATTATGCCATGAGTAATGCGGTCATCCGCACGAACAATGGCTTAATAAAGATAGATAAGGACGCAAGCACCAAACGAATCGACCCTGTTGATGCGATTCTTGGTGCTTTTAAATTAGCCTTATACCATGACTTCGGCATGGAAGGTTACAGCGACTATGTAAACAGATTCTTGGAGGAATTGGCATGAATGTCTTTGCAAGGATTTATCACGCCATCCGAAACGATGTCACAATGGAATCAGCTGACCTGAACAGCCGGCGGCTGCTTGAATGGCTGGGCATTGACCCGGACCAGGAGAAGCCTGAAGCGCTGTCTGAGACGACATACTACACCTGTTTGAAGGTGCTGTCGGAGACAATGGGTAAGCTGCCACTTAAGTGCTACGTTGAGGATGACAAGGGAGGGCGCGTCAGAGCGCCGACAGACAATTCCATCTATCGTGTGCTGATGCGGCCGAACGACTATATGACTCCGGCCACGTTTTGGACCACGATGGAAGCGAACTGCAACCATTGGGGCAACGCTTATGCCTGGATTCAGAGGAAGTATGTGCGGCATGGAAGATACGGCGGGCAGCAGGAGATTGTAGGCCTATGGCCGATGCGGTCTGACTGTGTGACGGTGTACGTCGACAATGCCGGTATCTTCGGTTACAAGGGCAAGCTGTATTACAGATTCACGGATGACCGGTCCGGTGAGACCTACGTTTTCAGGTCGGATGATGTGCTGCATATCAAGACCTGGCTGACATGGGACGGCATAGTCGGTAAGTCCGTGCAGGACATCCTTAAGGATACGGTAGGCGGCGCGGGATACTCTCAGAAGTACCTGAGCCGGCTGTATGAGAGCGGCCTCACAGCTTCCAGCGTGTTGCAGTACACCGGAGACCTGGATGAGAAGCTTCGGCAGAAATTACAGAGCAGATACAACGACTATCTGACCGGTGCTAAGAATGCCGGTAAGGTGGTGGCTCTGCCTGTTGGAATGTCCCTGCAGCCTCTTAACTACAAGCTGACGGATGCTCAGTTCATTGAACTGAAGAGATACAGCGCACTTCAGATTGCGGCAGCGTTCGGCGTCAAGCCGAATCAGATAAACGACTATGAGAAGAGCAGTTATGCGAGCTCAGAGGCTCAGCAGCTGGCTTTCTTAGTCGACACGATGCTGTACCGGCTCGGACAGTATGAACAGGAGATTAACTTCAAACTGCTGTCTAAGAAGCAGAGGGACGAGGAAGGACTTGTCTACAAGTTCAACGAAAAGGTCCTGCTTCGAGCTGACGCTCAGACCCAGATGCAGACGATCACATCTGGTATCCAGAACGGTGTCTACACTCCGAACGAAGGCAGACACCTGCTTGACCTCCCGTCACAGGAAGGCGGCGACAGCTTGATCGTAAATGGCAACTATGTGCCGCTGACTATGGTTGGCGCTGCATATGGAATATCAGGGGAAGGAGGTAGCGGAGATGATCCTGAAGATTAACGGCGACATCGTCGGGAATGACTGGAAGGAAGTCTATGACTGGTTCGGCATCGAATGCACCTGTCCAGCAGACGTCCGGGAGGCACTTGCGACCATGCCAGAAGGTGACCGTCTGCAGGTAAAGATTAACTCCGGCGGCGGCGATGTGCTCGCAGGCCAGGAGATTTACTCAGAACTGCGGGCGCGTGATGACGTCGATATCGAGGTGGAGTCGCTGGCTGCCAGTGCCGCGTCTGTCATTGCTATGGCGGGGCCCAGCACGATGTCCCCTATCGGCATGATTATGATTCACAATGTGAGCACCTATGGCGCGGCTGGTGACAAGCACGACATGAAAAAAGAAGCTGAAGTGCTTGGGAGCTTTGATGAGGCGCTGGCCAATGCCTACGTCTACAAGACCGGCAAAGAACGCGATGAGATTCTCAAGATGATGGATAAAGAGACCTGGCTGACAGCTGAAAGGGCTGTGGAGCTGGGCTTTATTGATCACATTGCATCCGGCGCGGCACAGCAGGTCACAAACGCTGTAGGCGGCATGAAAGTCACCGACGCGATGCTCGCACAGTACAAAGCCCACAAGGCACAGGAAGAAAAGAAAGAAGCCATGAAGGCTGACATCTTAAACGGTCTCGACAGATTCGGGACCAGAGAGGAGTAAACGATGAATAGAGTTGACATGCTTGACGCAATCAACGAAAAGAAGCAGCAGGTCATTGACCTGGTAAACACTGACAAGCTCGACGAGGCTAAGGAAGCCAAAGAAGAGCTCCAGACCATGCAGGACAAGTTCGACCTGCTGGATGATATCGAGATCGAAGACAAAGAAAAGGTTGAAACCGAAGAGGAGGTAACCCCTATGGCTGTTGAGAACAAGAAGGACGCTATCCACGAGTTTGCGAATGCTGCACGTCGCGGATTCAGAAACGCTGCTACTGACCCGGCAAACGAGACTACTGCTGTAGATGGCGGATATACCGTACCGCAGGACATTCAGACCCAGATTAACCAGTACAAGGAAGCAAGATTTGCTCTTGAGAACCTTGTAAGCGTGGAGAAGGTCAACACTCTTTCCGGCCGCCGGACTTTCGTGTCCCGTGCAAATCACGCTGGTTTCTCGCTTGTGGCAGAGCAGGGTGCTATTGGCAAGTCCAACATCCCGCAGTTCGCGCCGATCAGCTACACCGTGAAGAAGTACGCCGGATATCTGCCGGTTACCAACGAGCTCCTGGCTGACTCCGATGCCAATATCTCCAGCTTCCTGATCAACTGGCTGGGCGAGGAAGACATCGCTACTAAGAACAACCTCATCATCGCGGCTCTGAAGACCAAGACCAAGGTCACCATGACCGACCTGGATGACATCAAGACCGCTGTCAACGTCACCCTGGGCCAGGCTTTCGCCGGATCTGTCCAGATCGTGACCAACGATGACGGCCTTAACTATCTCGACACTCTGAAGGATGACGGCGGCGTTCGCTATCTGCTTTCCCCGGATATGGATCCCGACAGCCCGTTCAGAATGAGACTGGCGGTTGGTGCTACCACGATCCCGGTCGTAGTAGTGCCGAACGGCATTCTTGCGACTGATGCTACTGACGGCATCCCGTTCTTCGTCGGCGACTTCAAGGAAGCTATCAAGATCTTCGACCGTGAGCAGCTGAACATCATGACCTCCAACGTGGCAAGCGTCACCGGTTTCAACGCATTCGAGCAGGATATGACCCTCTTCCGTGCTATCGAGCGTCTTGACTGTGTGGTACAGGATACCGGCGCATGGGTATACCTGGGAAAATAATGACCGCAGCAGAGGCAGACACGGACTCGGACGGTCAGCTGTCGGAGGACGAACTTAACGCGCTGACCATAGCGCAGATTAAGACTTTAGCTGCGGAACTGGGCTATACAATTACGGCCACAAAGAAGGCTGACATTATTGCGGAGTTCCTTCAGCAGCAGGGATAAGGAGGTGAGGCCATGACATGGGCAGAGTTTTTGACGGCATCCACAGCTGAAAAGCTGGCATCCGGGAAGCTTGAACCCATCGCCGAATATCTGAAGATAGATATGGGTGACGATGACACGGTCCTCATCGCCTGCGTCACTGCGGCGGTCAGATACATCATAGCCTCTGTCGGGGTCTTCCCGGACGGTGATGAGTCCGCTGAACTGCTTCTGTCTGCACTCACGCAGAACTTTTACGAATCTCGTGAGCTGATGCAGATGGATATCCAGCAGAAGAAACGTATTGAGTACACCTACGGCAGCATCCTCCTGCAGCTTCAGATGCAGTACGATACCACTGGAGGTGATGCTGAGTGAGAAGCGTAAAGGCTATCAATCCCGGCAGACTTAACCGGAAGGTGAAGATATACAGGTATGTCACCATTGAGACGGAGCTGGGCTCCAGCAAGCAGGTCTTAGCGTATGACCGGACTGTCTGGGCTGAGCTCCGGCCCACCAGAGGCACTGAGTTCCTGGAGTACTACCAAGAGGCGAACGCCCTCCAGTTCAAGGTCACGATGCGCTACAGACCCGAACTGACTGAGAAGGATGTCCTGGTATACGGAGACAGACAGTTTGAGATTAACTCCATCATCAACATCATGGAGGCGAATATCTACTTGGAAGTCTACTGCACAGAGTCGAAGGACAAGAAGATTCTGTACGACCCGAAAGGGGGTGTCTGACGTGGCAAAGTTTTCCTTCTCCTTTGAGGGGCTTGATGAGCTGGCCGAAGACATCTCCAAGTGTGTGAAGCAGTACCCGGATGAGACCGAAAAGGAAGTCTTCAGACTGGCTGGTCAGTTCACTAAGGATGTCAATACAAAGATGCCAGGAAACTATGCAAGCGGCAAGTGGCCGATTCCTTCTTCTTGGCATCGGAGCAGAACGTCAGGATTCGGCGGCGGAGGCTATTCGGTCAGCGTAGAGATTCAGAACACGGCCCCGCACTGGCACCTGGTCGAGAACGGGCACAGAGTTGTAGCTGACCCGAAGATGTACGCGGCATTTCGGGGAGGCCGTCTGGACCATGCCAAAAGCCACAGGAAGTCCAAGAAGTCCGGGAACACTCAGGTGCTTGGATTCGCTCCGGGCAAACACTACTGTGAGGATACACGTCAGGAATGGAACAGTAAGTTCCCCGAACAGCTTTCTCCGTTCCTTGACAAAATGCTGAAAGGACACAACTTATGATATACAGCGCGAAAGCCGTCAAGGCTGCCTGCAATGGTGTCCTTAAGGCGGCATTTAACAATAAGTTGCAGATATACGGCAATGACACACGGGATGGCTATGAACGGCCGTCCTTCTTTACGGAGATACTGCCGGCACCGCGAGAGAAGACGGGCCGGTATTTGACGCGGCATGGCTTTACCTTCAAAGTGACGTACTTTGAGGTGGAGCACGATGAGGCACACTGCCTTGACGTGTACAAGACCATTTGCCAGGCATTCGAGCCTTTCATCATCATGAAGGTAGGCGATAAAAAGCGCCGCCTGATGGTGGAAGACATCGATATGGCCTGGATTGATGAGAATGCAGATATGCTGCAGGTTACTATTAATTTCTACAGAGTCGTCGAGCTTGGAGGCTATACAGACGACAACGACCTGATGGAATCTGTAGAACTGGATATCGAAAGCGAGGTTTATTGATATGGGAGCACCCAGTATTAATATTGCTTTTTATGAGATGGCCATCGCGGCGATTCAGAGAGGCGACAAGGGCACTCTTTCCATGATTCTTGTCGATAGCTCTGTCGAGGCGCTGACCCCCTACACCGTGCTGGATGTCAATGACATTCCGGCAGGACTGAGCGCGGCAAATCAGGGCTACATCAAGGCAGCTCTGAAGGGTTACATGACAGCACCGAAGAAGATCTACGTTATGGCTGTCGCTGATGCGGCGGGCTACACTGATGCCATGGCCGCACTGGAGCTTATGAAGTGGGACTACCTTGTGGCTCCGACCGCGACCACTGATAGCAAGGCCGCAGACATTGTGACCTGGATCAAGGCACAGCGTGACAACAACCACAAGATCTTCAAGGCTGTGCTTGCCAACAACGTGGCAAACCACGAAGGTATCATCAATGTGGTTGACGGTTACACCGACGAAGACGGCACCGTGCTGACTGCTGAACAGGCCTGCGCGAGAATCGCTGGTATCATTGCCGGCACTCCGTGGACAATGTCCTGCACTTATGCGCCCATCCCGGAGGCACTCGGATGCACCAACCGTGCTCAGAGCGCACTCGACACTGCTGTCGATAATGGCCAGCTCTGCCTGATGTGGGACGGCGACAAGGTAAAGGTTGTCCGTGGCGTCAACTCCCTGACCACTACCAGCGAGTCTAAGGGCGAAAGCTTCAAGAAGATTCGTCTGGTGGAGATCATGGATATGATTTCCAATGACATTCGCGTAACTGCACAGGACAACTACATCGGCAAGTATACCAACAGCTACGACAACAAGTGCCTGCTGACTACAGCTGTCAACGGTTACTTTGATACCCTTGTAGCTGACGGCATCCTGGCATCCGGCCACTGTGATATCGATGTCGATGCACAGAGAACATGGATCAAGTCCAGAGGCGGCAAGTTCGTGGTAGACGGCGAGACTGTTGATGTGGAAGATGCTACTGAGGACCAGATCCGCAGAGCAGCTACCGGCTCTCAGGTCTTCCTGATTGCCACCATCAGCATGCTGGATGCTATCGAGGACATCAAACTCGACATCTACATCGGATAAGGAGGTAAACGACTATGACTGGATTTAACGACGAACAGGTTTGGTTAGGTACCTGGGGCAAGGTCTGGGTAGACGGTGACCTTCTGTCCGAGGGCAAAGCATTCCGCGCAGAAGTCACTATCAGCTATGAGGACCTGACAAGGGTCCAGAACCTGATGACCGGCCACAAGATGACAGCTATAGCTGGTGAAGGTGAAATCACCCTGCACAAGGTGGATTCCTTCGTGATGAAGAAGGTTGCAGCCAACATCAAAGCAGGCCGCATCCCGGACATTACCATCGAGTCTTCGTGGAATGACCCGAACGCAAACGGCGAACAGCGTGTCGCTGTGAAGCATGTGAAGTTCGAGAAGATCACCCTTATGGACTGGGAAGCGGGCTCCATTGGTGAAGAGTCCTACAGCTTCACTTTCTCGGACTTTGAGATTAAGGCTATGGTCTAAGGACTGGCCAACAACCATACAATGCCTCTCACTTCGGTGAGGGGCTTTCTTTTTAAGGAGGCAAATATGAATA